TCCTGAGGATAGAAAATATAATCGGCGACCATCTTGACATCATCACGGAGAATAGTAGCGTCAGCGTCTCCAACATCCCCGAGAGTAGTAACAACCCGACTGGAATCGCTGGAAGCGAGACCTCCCGACACCTGAGGGGTAAATGTTAAATGAATCATAACTTGTTCCTTTAACATAAATAGGGGTAATTGATTCATCTTTAAGAACGGGAATAAATCAGCGATTAAAATAGAGAAAACTGGTTTGTTATCGCTGTCCTGATAATCATGAATCAAACGATTTGGGACGAGTGGGTCGTCCTTGTCAGGGAAAGTGTTAGAGGTCGAATCATAATCAAAATCCTTGCCGTTATCAATACAGATAGAATCCGCTTCATTAATAGATTCAATATTGTTGGCTGGTACACCTGCTAATTTATAGTCTGCCTGACGTTCTTTTAAAGTCGGGCGAGTCCCTAAACCAATTCTAGAACCGAACACTTGTTCGCGTTCTTTATTATTTTCAGGAGTAATAAAATTAGATTCATAAGCAAAGTAATGATTAAAATCTTCTAATTCGCTGACAGTTTTACCACCAACAGTTAATCTTACTCGTTGGAGTAGGGAGGCTACTCCAATGTTTATCGGGAAGAAAGAATCCTGACCGGTCGTTGGATTAGTAAATACAGTTTTATCAATCGCGAAAGTAATACGAGAATTACTATGAAGAATACCTTTATTACTTAAAACAAATCGCGCTTCACTTTGACTAAATGAAACGGGTTCTAAAATTTCAGTAGCGACATCAATCGCTGTATCACTTGGAATTGTACCAATCTTAACTAAATCCGGAATCGCCCCAACACCAGGAGTCGCCGATTCCTGCTGAGTCATACTCTGTGCGGAATTATTAATGCTTGTCATTTTATACTATGACAAATTAAAAAAAAAATATTATGACTAAATTAAAAAAAAATTAACTTATTTCATAACTTGAATTCCAGCCGGAGTGGATAATACTGTCTGTTTCGAGTGAACGAAAAGGAAGACAGACTGAGGAGAATCACTAGATAGTTTAAGCTGGAACTGAACGCCGAATGGAACATTTTCGAAACTGATCCCTTGATCGCTGATAGTATCGTAAGCGATACCTAAGCCGTAAGCGGAACCACCATCCTTTGTTTCCTTCGCCTGAACATAATTATCAGTCATTGAAAAATATTTGTAATTGTTCGGCATAACGGACGAGCGATTAACCTTAGCGAAACCCATCACTGAATTAATATAATTACGAGCTAACTGAGAATCAATCGTTGTATTACTGGAAGTTTCTTTCTGTATTGTGTCGAGATTGTACTGAAGAGGATAACGTTCACCACCACGAGTGAAAACTGCCTGCTCAACCACCGCTACTGAACCATCACTATTTGTAAAAGGAAGCGTTGCTAATCCGTCCCTTGTCAAATTATTAATATGACTTGCTGGGACTACATTCATGTATGCTCCAAGCACCTTGGAGAGGGCAAGGTTGAAATTCAAAGTAGCATTCGCTGAATTAATAGTTTGATAATACGATGTAATAGAATTATAAACAAAAGTATTCGTAGTCTGTGACATTAAAGATGATAACTGATCCGGAGGAGGAACCATCGTTTCACAGATAAGTCTAACATTTGATAATTCATAATGAGCGTTGAGGAGATTGGTGGCGTTGTTATCTTTGGAAAATAAAACATTACTATCAGGGGCAAGCTGGAGTTCAATACGGAGACCACCGACACCCCAAGTTCCCGACAGAGGAATTGGTTCCTGACCTAAAAATAGACCACATACGAGAGGAATACAGAATTCATTTTTACCCTGAGCGTCGTCAGCCTGAGTATTAGTAATGACTCCTAATTCCTGTGCCTTGAAATTAGGGAACCGAAGAGACGTTTCATAAGTGTGACCCGCGAAATCATCCATCGACTGAGTCACCGATAGATAAGAAGACATCATACGATTGTGATGATTAATAGATTCCATTACCTGACCCGACTTTTGGCTGAAGATAGTCATTTGATCTACTACGGAATTTACTCCTAATCTTTCATTCATACGAATTCCATCTGTTTCTACTGGTAGAGTAGTGCCACCAGCGTCCTTCCAAACAGTGAATTCGCCGACTAATCGAATCGTGCCGGGTTTTACAAATCGATCCTGTTCACCGAGTAAGAACTGGATAGTTGGTTGCCCGTTATAATAACTTAACTTTCCATCACTAGTGATATTAGATGGTACAATTTCTTGATGTGTTGAATAACTTGTCATTTATATTAATTAATTATAATATAATTTTCATTTAATAATTTTAAAAAACTAATTTTTAAGAAAGTTTGGTATAGAAACTTTTAGATAACAACAGAAATGGAATTACCTGAAATAACAATACGTCTTAAATGACCACACCAAGTGTTCCAAAGTTTATTCTTCGCCGGAGGAGTAGTTTCCTGATATTCTACCTGAAGCTGGAAATCACGACCTCTCGTGTCGTACACACCATCCTGTAAAGATAGAGCGCGACCAATTACAAAATTCTTCCTGAAGTTAAGTAACGAATGAGGTTTAATTCCACCCATCACTAATGCTTTTTCTAATTCTATGAGAGGTTGCTGATCAATACTAGTTAAATTAGAAATACGATCACATTTGACCTTACGGCTGGGATTCAGTTTTCCATCATAGAATAACTGATACTGAGTAAGATTATCGGTGATTCCAACAAGACCCGGTCTCACCGAATGATTTGCCCCGCGGAAATCATATTCACCGCGATCATAATATTCAATAACAGTATTTAATCCCCGAATAATTTGATCCTGAGTGTATACCGACGCATCACAGGGGATAGCTAAAACAGATTTAGCGCGACTTTGAGTTAGTGGAATTCTTAGAGTAGTCAGTTTTTCACTCGCGATTTGAGATGTTTTATAATTAGTATAAGATAAGAAATCATAATTCATTGCCCCTCCCTCCTTCATCATGCTCGCTAATTTCGAAGTATAACCCTGAGGCATACTTACCTTTTGTACTATAAATTCACAATCGGTGATTTTGTAAGTCGGTCTAAACGCCGTAGTAGCGTTACCGATAGAAGAATCAACGAGTATCATTTGATCGTCCATAGTGGCTGTCGGGGCATACGCCTGAGTTAAGGTAATCTTGACAGCGTTCTTTGTTCCCGCTTCATAATCAATAGATTGAATAACTCCGTGAGAACTATTAATAATAGATGGATTAGAGACGTTTGTATTACTTTTTAAGAATTTAACATGTTGACCAATAGCGAGGGGGATTTGAGATCCACCAACCGAAGCATTAATACCCATAGTATTGTCTCGCCGAATATAGAAAGCGCTGAATGCTTTGGCTGAGTTGCCCCCGGGTGCGTACAGAGGGGCGGTGTTAGGGTCGGCTGGTGGAGCCGTTCCGTCAGCGAGAGTATCACAAGATAAGAATAAAGGATTCGCCGTGAGTTTTCTGTGATGAGAACAAGTGTCTAACTGCTGAATACAATGTTTAGCGTCTTCAAGAATTATTTCTACGATAAGACCCTCAGTTAAACCAACGGGGAAAATTTTATCATTTGAGAATATTCCCGTATTTAGGGGTAAAAGACATTTACATTTCTTAAATTCAACTTCACCCGATGTGCCATCACGAGTTCCTGTAGCCGGAGATTTGAAGTAAGGATTATTATTAAGATTATTATTAGTATCCTGAGTTAGTCCAGTCGTGCCTCTGTTGCGTTCATCGTAATAAACACATCCCTCGGTTAACGCCCGTTTCTGTTTAATAGTATCATTAAGTTCATAATCGTACTTAACAGCCGTTAAAACATTATAATTTTGATATTCCTCTAATAGAACGCGACCAGCGCCTCCCGAATAGATCCTCAGGTCCCTGATTAAAACTTGACCGCCGAGCTGACCATCTAATTGAAGGAAGATAGGATTTGATGGATTACTTAGTTCCACATCAAATTTCAGGTAAGATTCCTTCGGTTGAAAAAAATTCACCGATGAAGGAATATGAAATTCAATCTTCTGTCCCGGATTGTAATCTAATCCATGTTCAGCGGGAACCGCTATTTTAGTTTGACCGATTGGTATTTTATCCTCTGCTGTCCAAAAATTAGCCATTTATATTTATACTTTAATAAATAATAAAAAAAAATATGGAAAATTTAAAAAGTCAAAATCATCCTATATGACTTAGAGGATTATGACTCATATTTCCTACGAATCCTAATGAAGCGTAAGCGGGTGCTATCGCTCCCCCATTCATCTTCGGCGCCACACTAGCATCTGTTGTGCCGTCACTTTTAATACCGACTTCTTTATCATCACTCTTTTCATCTTCAATAGATCCAACAGCTGATAGACCCGCCCCTGCCAAAGTAATTGCGCCAGCGATAGGTGCTAATAGACCACCAGTAAATGCCGATACGACATCGGCTGCCGAACCAACCTCGGTGAGAATATCTCCCGCTTTATCAATACCTGAATCTTCTACTCTCTTTCCAGTAGCCGAGTCTACTCGAGTGTACATTGATTTACCACCCGTTTTTATTAATGAATTAATATCTCCCCCAGCGTCCATTAATCCACCGATCGCTCCAAACGCCTTGCCACCAACTAGACCTAAGGTCTCACCACCACCAGCCTTGACAAGTCCCTTTTGAATAATTCCTTCTACTCCTGTTAATCCTTCACCGCCACCAGCTACCGAACGAAGAACTCCTGGTTCATCCGCTGTCCCTAATCCCCTCAAAAAGGTCCCTCCGCCCGCTTCATCTAGACCTTGACCGAAACCGACAATTCCACCTTTAAGGGCTGTCCCCGTAGTTCCTGCTCCATCGGCGAGAGCGGATCCAAGAGTAGACAGTCGCGACGCGCCCTGTTCCGCTACCGCGGGTCCTGCGCTAGCGAGTCTTGCCCCTAACGCTTCGCTTGCCCCTGCTACCGCTCCTTTCGCTCCTTGTTTGAGACCCGATCCAACCTGAATTACTTTTTGAATATCGCTGACATTTCCACCAATATCTTCTTCATTTGTAGTAGTATCTCTACCCCTAGCGTCCTTCTGTGCCCCTTTAAATTGTTTAGTCGCTAAATCAAAGGTCGCCTGTCTTAATTGTCTTTCCTGATCCATCTTGCCGTGGAGAGTATTTTCTTCCATAATCGAATTACTGATTCCGTACATATCCATCTTTGATTGTTTTATATATTATTTTATATCTTTATTTTCATCGGTAAATTCAAAATCTTCATTATCTAATTCAGGAATTTCGCCGAGAATTGTTGGACCTTCAGCTATTAATTCTTCAAAGTTACGATATGCTTTGGGTGGATTACTTTGAAAATCCATGTGAAGAAAATTATATTTATCAGGTGTTGCTTTCTTATAAATTTTTAACCAATTATCACCACCACCGAACACATCCCCGTACTCCTCAGCCATCTTGCCGAGTTCTTTTTGATTTGGAAAAGGAGATCCAACTAAAACATTCGTAGCGTTTTGTCTAATAATAGGACTACAACTTCTAAAATTCTGTGAACTAATAATTAATAATTTAATATTAAAATGACGGAATCGACTTGCTAAATGATTTATTCTTGCTTCTCTGCGAATACTACCTAAACAATCATCTAAAATCACAGCGATATCGGGTTGATCTTCTTTATCAAATCCTTTCTGTTGACTAACTATTCCATCAATAATCATATCATTATAACTATCATGAGTATTAAAAGCTTTCGCTAAAAATCTTGAAGTTACATCATTCGCGATTGTATTAGAAATAATAGTCGTAGTATGAAATCTTTCCTGAGCGTCATAGAATCCCATTTCACTGTCGCCGAGTAAAAGATTACTAATAATTGTTGATTTTCCAGTTCGTACTGGACTTATCATTAAGAGGAGCGCCCCTCCACCAGGTCCCGCAATTTGAGGGAGATGCGGATGTATTTCAGGGTGTCCGTCATTTCCCGCGTCTTCAGGTGGAACCACTGGCATAATTGTTGGCACAAATTTAGATTTTCTTTCTTTGACTGACTTCTTGTTTGAACCATCTTTATTCATCAAAGATATTTTAATATAAATAGATAAAAAAAAAAATCTGTAAGAAAGTAAAAATGAAATTTATAATTCCATCCTATCAAAGATCACGAGAAATTCAATTAAAAACTTTGAAATATTTAGGGGACCAAAACGTCCCAGCTAAATCTATTTATATTTTTGTAAGAGAAGATGATCCGGAAATCGAAAAATATAGGGACTTAAAGGAATTTAATATTATTGAGGCAAATGTAAAAGGAATTGGAAAAACTCATAATTTTATCACTGATACTTTTGATGAAGGAGAATTTATTATTGAGATTGATGATGATATGGTAGATCTAATTGATTGTGAAAAAAACTCAGTGGATTTTATTGATAAGTGTTGTGAAATGAAAAAACTTATGAATGAAAAAAAAGCTAGTTACGGAGGAACTTATCAATGTGATAATTCTATGTTTATGAAAGGTTGTAAAGAATTTACTTTTGATTTAAGATATTGTTTAGGATGTTTACGATTTAGATTTGTTAGAAAAGAAATTATATTAGAAACAAATTATGCTGAGGACTTCGAAAATTGTATTCTTCATTATTTAAGAGATGGATTAATTGTTAAAAATAATTGGATCGCTCCTAAAACAAAAAATTATAATAAAGGAGGTTGTGATGGAGATGGAAGAGATCTAGATACCGAGAGAATCGATAAAGAATTCCTCGCTGATAAATATCCTAACTATTGTAGGATATTTGAAAGAAAAAATAAAAGGAGTGATTTACGATTAAAAGATAAATCAGCGAAAACAATCTCCCCAAGGATCACTCTGCCGTGAGATA